TACCAAGTTAACTATAAAGGTTGTTATATTTTTTCTCTTATCGTTTATCTTATTTATTTTACAGTGTTTATCATAATCAATATTTGGGTCTATATATTCAATTGTATTTACCAAATCATTATATCTATTAAATATTAGGTCATGGTAATTATTATCACCATATACAGTTAATAAATGTCTCCATATTTTCGCATACAATTTAGATAAATAACTATTACTACTACTAATGTCTAATATTAATTCAATAACACTTAGAATATTATACTTTTCTGATTTACTTTCCAACAATAAATTAATATTTTCAATTAACAACTCTAATTGTAAATCGTATTTTTTTTCAGATAACTTATTTAAACATGAACGTACATCACTGTAAATTTTTTCATCACCTTCGTTTTTTTTAATTACAGTACATTTAAAATCCTGGTTTTTCACATTTTCTACACTTTTCTTTTGTCGCTTTAACCTTTTTGGTTCAACTGCTATAGGATCTATTTGTAATTCATTTTGCAATTTTGTTATTTTATTTAATATTTCAGTTGATAATGTATTCGGTTTATTATTTAAATTATTAAAAAAATCTAAATTATAAACTAACATACTAAAATATATAGTATAATAACTTTAAATATTTTGTTGGAAATATATATTTACAACAAAATATAAATACAATGTGTATACTATATATAGGTGATATCAATATGAATTATGAGATAATTAAATATGAAAACTGGGATGAGTTTAATTTAAAAGACGATTTGTTAAGAGGTATATATAGTTACGGGTTTGAAAACCCTAGTAATATTCAACAAATTGCGATTAAACCTGCATTAGATAAAAGAGATTTAATTGCACAAGCTCAATCTGGTAGTGGTAAAACCGGGACATTTACTATTAGTATATTGGAATTAATAAATATTAATGTGAATCAAACACAAGCCATTGTAGTTGCACCTACAAGAGAATTAGCTACACAAATATCTAATGTATTTTCAAATATTGGTTCATTTATGCAAAATTTAAAAATTAAAACATTAGTAGGAGGTTCTCCTATACAAAAAGATATTTCATATTTAAAATATAAAAAACCCCATGTTATTATTGGTTGTATTGGCCGTATTAATGATATGGTTAATAGAAAACTTTTACAGATTGAAGAATTAAAAATATTATGTTTAGATGAAGCTGATGAACTATTATCAAACACATTTCGAATACAAATGCAACATTTAATAACAAATATTAATAAATCTGCTCAAATACTAATTTACAGTGCTACTATGTCCAATGAAATTATAAATTTAACAAATTTATTTATGAATGACCCTGTTAAAATTATAGTAGAAAAGGAAAAACTATCTTTAGAATGTATTGAACAAATGTTTATTCCATTGAATAGCGATATGCATAAATATGAAATGTTAAAATACATATTTGAAAAGGTATCTATTACGCAATGTATTATTTATGTTAATGATATAAATCGTGTACAAGAATTAACCGATGCAATGAATAAAGATGGTTTTCCTGTATGTTGTATACATGGTTCATGTGAACGTACTGAACGTGATAATATATTACATGATTTCCGCAATGGAAAATTTCGTGTATTAATATCGTCTAATATTACTGCAAGAGGTATTGATATTCAACAAATTGGTATAGTTATTAATTTTGATGTACCCAAAAATGTAAATACGTATTTACATCGTATTGGTCGTAGCGGTCGTTGGGGTAGAAAGGGAATCGCCATTAATTTTGTAACCAGATATGACGTACATCATATGAAAAAAATAGAAAACCATTATAAAATTTCTATAACCGAACTAAACCCAAATTTAAATATTGAACTATAATTCGTTCATAATATAAATAATTATTCATTTCATATTATATGTTTTCTTATATAACAAATTTATTTAATAAAAAACAAGAGGTTGTATTAGATAAAACTCATTTCAAATTACCTATTACATATATAAATTCAGATAATCTATATAAAATTACAGATGTTGTCTCGAATGATTTAGAATTAATTTCAAATACTGATTCTAATAACGAAAATTTACCTATATACGAACATTTATTACAATCTACTAATGTTTTTGGTAAACAGAACATACCACTATGGAATGAATATTTCACAAATGATATCCACTTTTTAACTGATACACAAAATATGATTAAAAATTTAAAGACATATCATACTGAAATGAAATCTATTGAAAAACCAAATTATGATACTATAATTGAAACTTGGAATGAAGTTAAGAATGATGAATACTTTTTACAAAAATATAATTATATGGACTGGGATATGTTAATACATTTAAATAATTCTAGTAAATTTTTACAAATTATTTCTATTATACATTTATTATCACCTATTATCAGTTTAATTATACCAATTATAATGTTGATTATTCCATTTGTTTTGTTAAAATTACAAGGTGTTAATATTTCATTAACTACTTATATAGATACCTTAAAATTTTTAGGGAAAAATCATTTTATAGGAAAAATGTTAAGTTCTGAAAACCTAAATCCACAAAATATTCTTTATATGTTCATGATGTTTGGATTTTATATGTTCCAAGTGTATCAAAATATTACAATATGTCTACGTTTTTATAATAACATTAATAAAATTAATAATCAGTTAATTGATTTCAAACATTATATTAATTATTCAATTCATAGTATGGATACATTTTTAAAAGTAACTGATAAACAAGATACTTACATCCCTTTTTGTAACGATATTAAACGACATTGCAATTATTTATATAATTTACAAAAACACTTACATGATATTACTACGTATACAAAATTTCAAAAAATAAATAATATTGGATATCTATTAAAATGTTATTATTTACTTTTTGCGAATTCTGAATTTGAAAATGGTATCAATTATTCTATGAAATTTGAAGGTTACATTGATAATTTAAATTGTATTTATGAACATTATGAAAATAAGGTTATTTCATTTGCTAATTATAATAATGTGGAAGAAGTTTCATTTAAAAAACAATATTATCCTGCTCTGGTTAATGAAAAACATGTAAAAAATGATTGCATATTAAATAAAAATATGATTATATCTGCTCCTAATAAAGGCGGCAAAACAACTATATTAAAAACTACTGCTATCAATATTATATTTTCTCAACAATTTGGATGCGGGTTTTATGAAAGTGCTGATATTATTCCTTTTACACATATACATTCTTATATTAATATTCCGGATACATCCGGACGCGATAGTTTATTCCAAGCAGAATCCAGACGATGTAAGGATATTATTGATATAATATCAACTAATAATGATAAACATAATCATTTTTGTATTTTTGATGAATTATATTCAGGCACTAATCCGATTGAAGCTGCACAGGCTGGAACTGCGTTTTTACAATATTTACAAGAGTTTAATAATGTGAAATTTATGTTAACCACACATTATATTTCTATATGTAAAAAATATAAAAATTCACACCATATTCAAAATTATAAAATGGATGTTAAAATTAATGACGACGATACTTTTCTATATAAATATAAACTAAAAAAAGGTATATCGAAAATTAAAGGTGCTGTGCGTGTTTTAAAAGATTTAAACTATCCTGATGAAATTATTCAAAATATCAAATAATAGGTATAATATTCTTTCATAAAATAATATTATAGTATATAATACATGGCCGATAATAATAATATTGATGATATTCCCAGTTCGGAGGAAAGTTCTATTATAGATCCAAATATTAACAATGATGAAGACAACGAAGAAAATAATAATAATAATAATGAACCAAAAACCTCTTCTATACCTATTGAATTAACATTTAGCAAAGAACAACCAAATGATTACGATTGGTTTTCGAGTAAAGAATATGTTGTCTTTCAACACGAATTAGATGCAGCAAAAAAAAGTTCAATGATTATTTTAAAAGAATGTCAAGAAAGTAAACGTTTGCTTGATTTAAAATATGATGATTTAAATAATATTGTAAATAATATTCAAACATCCGTTATTTTTGTATCCACCATATCTGGATTTTTACAAGCTACTAAAGATAATATTGGTATCCCTGAAAATCCGGTTGCAATTATTGCAATAACTATTTCTACCTATATTTCTTTAATTTTATCTATTTCAAAATACTATAAATTAGATGATTTAAAAGAAAAAATTCAAGTTTTACGAGAAAAATATTCCATTTTACATAATAATTTAGAACATCGTCTAGATGTTTTAGGACCTTGGAATAGTAAAACTTTGTGGATACAACAAGACCCTCATAAAAAATATTTAGAATGGAAAGAAATAATTGAAGATATTAATAAAGAATATTCTAATATTATTGATACTAAAAAATCGATTACTACTGAATTTGAAACTATTATGGATACTAAATCTAGAAATAAATATGATATTTATAACAAACAATTGAATTATAATAATCGCCAAGTCTTATTTAATTGGCAAGTAAAAGAAAAAGAATTAGATGATAGAATAATTCAAGTAATGAATATTGATAATGTTCCCAAACGTCCTCGTCCAAGTATTATGTTAAGTCATGAACAAATTGCTAATAATTGGGATGAAGATAGTTTCGCTTAAAACTTATTTAAATAATATTTATTCCTATATACTAATGAATATTATTCAAACATGGAAAACTAAAAATGTACCTGCATATTATCATGGATACATTAACAAAATTAAAAATTTACATCCACGATGGAATTATATGTTTTTTGATGATAATGATATTGTTGATTTTATGAAATCTAAAATGCCTGAATATATTAATGTATTTAATAATTTACCATATACTATACAAAAAATTGATTTTTTCCGATACTTAGCAATTTATTATTATGGTGGCGTTTATTTAGATTTAGATATGGATATTAATGATAATTTTGATAATCTCATGAATTCTACTCTTTGTAGTTTTCCTATTGAAATCAAAAATGTTAATGACCATGTACTTAAGATGCAAAATAATGATATTTTAATTGGTAATTATGCTTTTTATTCACCACCACGACATCCATTTCTAAAAAATATTATTGATAATATTGTTTCACCTGTAATTTCACATAAAGACATTCATATTGCTCAATCACAACATACTGATAGTTCAAAAGATGTATTCGTTTATCATACGACTGGACCTATATTAGTTAGTTATACATATAATACTTTTACTAACAAAGACATTATTAATTTAATAGGACCTGTACCATTTAAGAAAAACCAATTTGGAATTTATGGGGAACATTGTTCTCATGGGACTTGGAAAACTTAATCTTTCACGAAAAACAATATTTGTTCATCAGTATTTTTATGCTTTGTTACATTTACATTTTTGTTATACATTGTTTGCTTCCCTTTAAAACTAAAGTATTTTCTACTTATATCACACATATTTTTAATTAAATTAAATTGTTCACCTGTATTGTTTGTTCCATAATCTGATATTATATAACAAATACGTCCACCTCGTTCTAATACATGATAGCATAATTTCATTGTTTGTTCCCAATATAAAGATAACCATTTATCATAAGTATTATACTTATCAGTACTTTGATTATTACTGTTATATAATTCCAATTTATAATATGGGGGACTAAAAAAGATTACATTAAAATGTTCTTTATATTTTTTCATAAAAAATTTATTTTCTAATAAATCCTCAGAGGGTTTACAATATATTTTGATAGTTTTATCTTCATAATTACTTGCAAAATCTATCGTTTTTTTACATACACTTGGTATAACATCAGTACCTACATATTCGGTTACTTCATCGCATTCTAAAAATCCAAAACAATATGAACTCCACCCTAATGTTGGTGTAAATATTTTGGTACCTTTCAATAACGATTTGTTTAATGAATATACCAAATAAGGACTCATAATTGATGCACGGAAATAGAATGATGAGAATACACTACCTAAACGTCCTTTTTTTATGTAAGCCAAGGCACTTGGTGTTAATAGTTTATAATCTATAATATCATTCTCGTACAAGTCAACTATCACTTGCATATAAGTTGGTGTATTTGCAAATCCAGAAGATGTATTTTGTAAAATATCTTCATTATGCATATTACGTATTACATTTTTATAATTAATTTCGATATTATTATTAAATTTTTTGTTTTCCATCGGTGCTTTATCTTTCATTGTTAACATAGATGGTTCTACTTTTAAAGATGTATTATAAAAACGTTTTAAATAATCATACTTATCTTTAATTAAAATGTATAAATAATCTATATCATCCTTATTTCGCTTCTTTTTTTCTATATAATTATTCAAGGGTATCAATTTATTACCTACTTTAACATTTGTATTATTGTAAAAATAGGATAATGTATATTTTGAAGATTTCTTCTTAAACTTTTGTAGAAAGCCATCTAAATCTATAAAATGCATATATACTATAATATTATTTTATTTGTTATTATTAATAGTAATAAAATAACATATTATAATGAATATAGTCAATATTTTATAATTCTATAATGCACGTTTTTTCAAGAAAAAAAGT